GTAACTAGTAACCCAAATATAACAAAAAATACAAGACTTGTCAAGACAAAATATGTAGTTTCGAAACTAAACTTCGCAAATGTTTCTGCATCAATGCCTGAATACCACATAAAAATCATTGCAAGAAAGGCAGTAAAGGGTATACCCATTAGAAAAGCCGCCATAGTAACACTTCGTTGAGCCATCATACTAACTGTTGCTATGACTATACCTGATATTAATGCTTTTAAAAAGAATTCCATAAATCTAACACTCCTAACTTTTCTATCATAGTATTTACTCTAATATCATTTTCTTTTTCTTTGTCTATAATTTGTTCGAGTGTATATGAATGTTTTGTATCTTGATTTATGAAATCTAATAGATAGTTTAATTGCTCTTGTCCGTCAAACTCTGATTTTAGTAAATGTGTTAGTTTTTGTTTTATATCTTTGTCTAAATTTTTTAATGACATATGTTCTGGATAATCTAATAAATCAAATCCAGGCATTTTGTTAAACTTCTTAAACGCATACTCAATTACGTCTTTCATTAAATGAATATTAAAGACGTTTACTACCGTATGCATACCTATCTCAACATTATCAGTTTTATGCTCTATAAAGTGATTTATGGTGTTCTCAATAGTATCCCATTTGTGTGGAGGTCTAAGTATTTCATTTGCCTCACCGATTGCATCAATACTAAAAGTAATTCTGACTCCTTTTAGCTTAGACCACAAATCAAATATTTCTTGTTTTGGTATTATAGTTCCATTAGTATGATAATATAATCTTACATTTTCTGGATTATCTGATTTGTTTATAATCTGTGTCAAAAAGTCCGCATGTTTCTTATCTAATAAAGGCTCACCACCAACAAATTTAACAAATTCTAATTTAGATAAATCAGTGTCATAGTATTCTAAGTCAAATGAATCTACAGAAACATCAACTGACATTCCTGGGTTCTTTATTAATTTCCATTTACTACTAAAGTTCTCATTACACATTCTACATGATAAATTACAATGTGTTGATAATGCAGTTTCAATATATCTTATCTTTGGTTCTTGACCTATAAATTTATCAAAATCTTTAAATCGTTGTCTAAAAGATTCTATGCCACTATCTTCCGCATGCCAACATTTGACACACATTGGAAGTTTTTCACCTTTCAACATTTTGTCTCTTATGTCATTAAAAAATTTAGAATGGAATGCGTTGTCTAACCCATCTGATAACTTGGGTGCTTCATCTATATTTGGTATATTGTTTTCTTCTACAAAACAACAAGGTAAAACGGTACCATCTACTTTAAGTCTCGTATGAGACCATAGTAACGAACAAGCGGTGTTAGGTAAATTATCCAATTACAAATCCAAGTGGAGCAGAACCATCAACATATGTTTGTAGTTCGCTTTCTAGCTTTTCAATTAAAACATCTGCTTCTTGTTTCATTGCATCACCATTTAGTGATACTCCACCTTGAGCACCAGGTAATGATGAGAACTTACTTCTTGCCTCACCTAGCATCTTTTTACAATATGCTAAAGTATAATCTCTCATCCATGATTTAAGATATGGGTCTTGAAGTAATTGGTCTTCTGGTCTTTCTAAGTGAACATGAATTAGAACCATTTCATCGGCTCTCATTCTTCGTAATAGTTTTAATTTTTTTGTACTTGGATTCCAAATGAATTGTATATTTGTGGCCGCTATTCTATTTAATGTTTCACGATATTGTGCAAATGCATCAAATGTAGCAATACCACCAATGTGATTGTTTAAGAAAAAATATGAGTTAGCATATGCTAATTCGAATGGGTCCATATCAACGCCGCCTGATATACCATGACCAAATGAACGATGCCAAATTTGTTTGACCTCTGTGATTTCTGCTGGTAGAGTATATTCATCTACATCTTTTTTTAGTTCTATCGAATAGAAATCTTCTTCTACTGCGTTTTCAGACCTTTGTCTTATTTTTGATAAAGCAACATCTACTGCTAAATCATAGTGGTCTGGATCAAGTTCAATATCGACCATACCATCACCTAGTAATAGTCGTACTTCCTTAATTACATTGTTTCTAACTTTTGTGTTTTTAGCCATTGATATTACTCCAACTATATACAGTATTTATCATTTAGTGGAGATATAAAAAAAGCCCACTCAAAGAATGGGCTCTTTTTGTTGAAATTTTTAGTTATTATGCTACAGTATAGCCACGGTCTGTAGGGATATTTGTTAATATCTCATTTTCAGAAGCAGTTGCGTATGTGTGGTTGAAACCATCATCATCTTTTACTGGTTCACCAGCACCTGAAACTCCTGATTCAGCAATTTCATAAGGTACATCTGTTTTAACTTCATACGTATATGTAATACCATGATTGTCATTTAACCACTGTCTAAATGGTGCAGTGTAGGCTGAATAGTTAGCCCAATGTCTTGCATTAATAAATGTAATACCATAAGCACATTTATTATCATCTGTTGTATTCCAACCATATGGTCTTGCACTCTCGTAAATAAAATCTTTTAAAGATTTTGCATATTTACTGTTAGTTTCTTGGATATAAGCGTCTAAAAGATTTTGTATCATCTTAGTGCCAGGAACTTCTGCGCCTCCCTGTGCCGTAATTACGGAATCAGGAATGTTAACTTCCGCAAAATAATGTCTTTTTTTGTCTGCCATTCTATCTCTCCCGGGATATCAATTAATAGTTAATTTAGTATACTCGTCAGTATCTACATACTATTTATCAAAATACCTTGAGAAGCAGTGTATGTTCATTAATTCTGCCATTCATCTTTGTAGGGACACTCTTAACTGCTTCAAACTGCTTATTAAGAGAACGTTTATTGATATCTTTGAATATCTTTAATTGCTCTTGAGGCTTACGTAGGGTCTTCTGTACACTAGTTTCTTCATTGAAACGCAACATTGTAGTACCTTTAACTGTTAGACCACTTCCTTCACGTTTTTGGTTCATCGGATCTACGTTACTAGTGTGATATACGCCGACTTTACGTGACTTTGTATTGTATACAACCAATACGTTACTGCCAACAATATCTACTGGATTTATACTAACTGTACCTGTTTCTGTATGTTCTCTCATAAACTTCATTTTAGATACAACTTTTTCTGCACTAACTGGTTTACGTTTACGAGGCTTTCGGTCAAATTTTGCATTAGCAATAATCATATCACATGCTTGTACAATACTTTTGTACATTTCGTGCATTGCTAGAATTTCAGATTTTTCCAAATGTCTATATCCTTCAATCAACTGATTATGCCAATCAAGTTCTTTTTCGGTCATATTTTTTGTTGACGGTGGATTAACCAATTCATCGTATTCTTTGAAACACCCCTCGTATAGTTCTTTGATTATTTTGGCATGATTGGCTTTTGCTTCCACTTTACGTAGTAAACTTAAAGGCTTGAAAGATTTCAAAGCACCACTAGTCATTTCAAAATCGTTGATAAAATCATCAATTTCATTAGTCATAGAGAATGCTTTAGCACGTAGTAATTCTTGAATACTAGGTCTATATACATTCTTCTTTTTAGCTTCTTCTTTTTCTACTTCTAATTTCTTTTCTTTGAGTACTTTACCTGCTTCTATAGTTTCTGCTATACGTTTTTTGATAAAATCTGAAACAGGTGTTATGTTGCCTCCAGTACCAGCAAGAGTTTGCCAATAATCGTCTTCTTTTTGATAGAAATCTGGCATACCATCTAATAGCAATTTACAACATATTGCACAAGTGACACTCAGCATATGGTCTGGTGGAAGTTTAGCTAATTTGATATCTTCGTTTGTGTAACCATTCTTAGCCATCCAAGAGAATACAAATGCATATAAATCTTTTGCTTGATAATTTTCATAATAGAATGAACGTGCGCCTTCTTTTTTACGATGAAAATCTTCGCCAGATAATTTTTCCCAACCATCCCACTTTGGTGACTCAAGTTTTGCTCCTCGTTTGGATGGGGCTCTCTTTATTGCTTTTCTCTTTTTCGCCAATGCCATTTATTTCTCGCTCCGTGAAATTCGAATCAAATTATTATAGTTTCTATTTAACTACAAATAGCTTTTTTTGTCAAGTTTTAAGGTTATCCGTGTTATTATCTAACAAAACGGCATCTTCAAGTACGTCATTACGTAACGCATTTATGAGCAAAGCACTTCTAAATAGATTAGAATTATTAGGCATTGTACTATGTAATGTTCGACCGTCATACATTAATACATCACCTGCTTTTGCTAAAAATTGATGACCTTCGTTGACTAATCTATCATTATAATGTTGTTGATTATCTTCAATATCTTTATAATATATCTTTTCTAAATGTGAACCTGGAAGATATGCAGTTCCGCCATTCTCTAAAGTAAAATCATTAAGAGGTATAATTATTTGTACACCTAACGTAGCATCTACTCTAGCATATTTTTCGAATCGATAAGGAGTATCTACGTGTGCATAAATTTTACTTGAATTAGGTGCCGTAGTTATACAATCAACTGCGTGAATTCCCCATTGATTAGTTTCAAATAACGAATCGATATACTTTTTCAGTGGTAAAACTACTGGTACCCACATTTCTTTTGGTGGTGATGTAGTCCACCAAACATCATATGTTCGTTTCCCATCATGTTTATTATAATAAATTCCATCTGAACCGTTGCCCCTATGAGCATTATTAGGGTTCATTGCCCACATTCTAAATTGTTCTATCGCTATTCCAGGTAGAAAATCACGTACAATAGTATATCCCGTACTATTTTGAAGTCTCTGCATTCCTTTACTCCTTCAAGATACCTTAATTATATGATAAATACAGTTAGAAGTCAAGGAAAAAGATATGCCAAGATTAAGTTTATGGAACCCTCGTAAGGGAAATGATTATAAATTCATCGATAAGATGGTGAAGGCGCACTTCGAACATGGAGGCACTTCGCTACTTGTTCACAAATATTTAGGTTCACAAGATACAACTGATCCTAATTATGATCCTGCCAAACCAGCAATACAAGACTTGCTATTCATGGAGAATCGTGATAGAAAATATGATGATAACATTTATGACCTTCGTGGAGTTTATACAGTTTCAGACCAAGATATGGACTTATCTCAGTTTGGAATGTTTTTAGGTAATGACCAAATTATATTCACACTGTCCATAAACGACATGGTAGAAAAAATGGGAAGAAAATTAATGACAGGTGATGTTATTGAACTTCCCCATATGAGAGAAGATTTGTTACTTGACGAGGACGCACCAGCAGTCAATCAATATTGGGTAGTGCAAGATGCATCTAAGGCCGCAGAAGGCTTTGACCCAGGTTGGTGGCCACACATCTGGCGTGTTCGTTGTAAGCAATTACAAGATACACAAGAGTACTCAGATATTCTTGGAACAGGCGAAGAAGCAGACGATTTAAAAAATATATTGTCTACTTACAATAAAGAACTTCAAATCAATGATGCAATCGTTGAAGAAGCACAAGAAAATGTTCCTGGAAAATACTGGGATTATAGAACTAACAACTTGCAATATGCACCTGAAGGACAACATCCTAAAGATGTAGATATGGCAACCGTTGCAAGTGGTACAAGATTTCCTAACAATCCAGCAGAGAATTCTTACTTCTTAAGAACTGATTATAATCCTAATAGATTATTTCAATATCAAGGAATTAAGTGGTATAAAATTGAAGATAGTGATGGTGGTTGGGAAGTTGGTAATCACTTACATCATAAATTTATTAACAACGACGGTGTTGTTAAACTTGAAGACGGTACCACTGTTGCAGGAAAGGTTAACTTGTCTAAGGCAGTTAAACCAAAGGTAGATTAAAATGGCAATAAAGCAACATCACTTTTATGATGAACAAATCAGAAGATATATTCTACAGTTTATTAGAATATTCAGTGGGTTCAGCGTAAAGACAGGCAAGAAAATGAAAGATGGTACAACTGATTATTATATTCGTGTACCAGCAAGATACGGTGATATATCAAGAATGGCCGCTACTATTATGAAAGGCAATTCTGAAAACATCGTAAATTCTGCACCGTTTATTGGATGTTGGATACAAAGTCTACAACCTGATAGAGCAAGAGTTCAAGAACCATTCTTTAATGATGCAGTAGCAGTAACAGAAAGAAAGTTTGATGAAGCAACAAACAAATATGTAAATGAAGATGGAAACAGATTTAATGTCAAAAGACTTATGCCTGTTCCTTATCTACTAAACATGCAAGTTGATGTTTGGACTTCAAACACTGACCAAAAACTGCAACTAATGGAACAAATTTTAGTTTTATTTAACCCAGCATTAGAAATTCAACATAATGATAATCCAGTAGATTGGACTACTATCACTACTGTTGAACTATCTGATATTCAGTGGAGTAGCAGAGGAATACCTGCCGGAATTGAAGACCAAATAGATATTGCTACTATGTTCTTTCAAATTCCTATTTGGATTAATCCTCCAGCACAAGTAACAAGACAAAACGTAATAAGAAATATTATTCATAACTTATACACATATTCAGATTTAGATACATTAGATTATGATCCTGATGCATTTGAATTCTTTAGTGATTTGAAACAAACTGCTACAGTAGTTGTAACACCAGAGAATTATGCATTACAAGTAACAGAAAATAACGGTAAGTATTACTGTCAGCCATTAAAAAATGGAAACTATGAAGACAATGTTACATGGGAAGAAGTATTAACT